CCCCCGGTCTTCTTCTTGTCCCACGTGGACTTCGCCTCTGACACTGCCTGCTCGGCAGGTGTCGTGGCGTTCTTCTTTCCCAGATTCTTCCCAACTGTGATCGTCTTCTCATTGACGGTCACCGCTCCACCCTCGTATCCATAGGACACTCGGATCTTTGCTCCAATCACTTCGATGTTCCACACTTGCGTCTTTCCAGTCTTTGACTTGCAGTAGAGAGTAGGTAGTGCCATTTTATTCGTTATCCGCCCACTATCCATACTCTTGAACTCATCAAATCCGTTTTAGACGATCTATTTTGACCGATCTAAAAGGGAGTTACCGCATGCGGGGCTTGAACCCGCGACTACAGAGTTAAAAGCTCTATGCTCTACCAACTGAGCTAATGCGATTTGGTGCGACACGTGGGGATTGAACCCACGACCACGGCCTCATAAGGACCATGCTCTACCACTGAGCTAGTATCGCATTTAAAAATTGGTTTACCGATACCGGGAGTCGAACCCGGGCCAAGGCTGTGAAAGAGCCCTATCCTAACCGCTAGACCATATCGATTGGTGGTGCTACTCGGGATCGAACCGAGGTTCAGAGGTTCAAAGCCTCTTGTCCTGACCACTAGACTATAGCACCGTATGTCTTGTGTTTTTTATGTGTAAGCGTATTTAGAAGCGAGAGCCGATATCAAACAGAGCTCCGTTGTGCTCAAAGGTCGGTCCATGGTTAGCATAGGTAGCACGTCCGTAGTGCTCGACATAGTCCCAGTTATTGAGGTCAGCCTCCTCATCAAGCTCCTCATTGGACCAGACCTTCTTGACATGCACCTTACGCTTGACAGTGGTCCATCCCTTGGTATCGTCCTCCATCAGAGGAACAGAATCGCAGGTGAATCTGTCTCCACCCGGAAGGATTGCATAATATGCGGGATGGAGCTTACACTGCTCCAGGCGCTGGACATACACCTCGCGCCACTTCATCTGGTTGCGACGGTTCTCAACACTCATCATCTCATTGATCGGGTAGCGCTCGTTTGCCATGGTAGTGAACTTAGAAGAAGACATTGTATCGTAGGGGGTGATGTTTACTGTCTTGAAAGGTTCAAATCCATTTTGGACGACCTACTCAGTTTCCTTTGTCAATAATTTGACATTCACGTGCATGCACTCTAATTCTTTCACAAATACGCTCATTGCATACGGCATTTCAAGGATGTCCACGCTTGTATCCAGACGCCCCTCTTCACGATTAAACTGAATCTCAGCCTTGTCCGACCGATCCATGAAGCTCTCGTGTAGAAACTTGGACATTCCGTGAGCAATCATTCCATCGCGCTCCATCTCACCAATTGCAAGACCACCACCACGAGAACGTCCATGGACCGGTTGGTGGGTCATCAGTGTCTTGGGACCTGTAGAACGGTAGTTGATCTTGTCCTCTACCATGTGCTTGAGGCGTTGGTAGTAGATGACACCCATAAAAATATCAGCCTCCATCATTTCACCTGTCATTCCATTGTACAGGATTTCGTGACCCTGAGGTTCAAATCCCCTGTCAATCATTACCTGCTTCAGATCCGACACCCTACGAGACATTGTGAACGGCGTAGAATCTACAAAGGCACCAAGGTTAAGACCCATCTTACCGTTTGTGCTCTCCAGAAACTGTCCGATGGTCATACGAGTCGGGATACCGTGGGGGTTGAAGATAATGTCGGGACGCACACCCTTTCGTGTGAACGGCATGTCATATTCGGGAATGAGCTGTCCCACAGTGCCTTTCTGCGAATGACGGGATGCCATCTTATCGCCGGGAACCGGAGACCTAGACTCAACAATTCGGATCTTCACACCATTGACGCCACCTGCCATTGAATACCGGTAGATGCCGTCCACACGCCCATGCTGTCCTCGCTTAGGAAGCTCCGATGCATCGCGCCAACCCTTCTCTCCGCCATCTGCATTTGTGATCGGAGTCACAATGCCGACCAGGACTGTCTTGTCGTCCACGATGGATCCGAGCTTAATGATTCCGTCATCGTCCAGCATCTCATAGGACACATCCTCCTTGCGCTTCACAGATTCGGCATACTTGGGATTCTTCACGGGATTCGCAAAAAGAGTCTGTGTAGGAATGCTTGGATCAATGATAGATTCCTTGATGTCGTAGGAGTGGAAGTAGTGAGTCCTGAACATTCCACGTTCCAAAGCGGTCTTGTTGACAATCATGGAATCCTCCTGATTGTGTCCGCCGTAGGTTGTGAAGGCTACGATCACGTTCTCTCCATACGGCATGCATCCACCCGAGCCCATGATCTCGCGATACATCCAGTTATGGGACATGGGCTTCTGAGGATTGACCGTTGTGCTTGCAATGGTGTCAAAGCGCTTGGTGTAGTTCGTGTGATACCACGAACACGCCTGCTTCTGCTGAGCAATCGCAAAAGCATTACGGGTGCCCGGATTATGATCCGAAAAGGGAACTAGGTTTGCAATGGGCGACATACAAAAGGACATGTGAATCTCAGACCGGAGCCTGTTATCAAATGGCGTCAGAGAGAAGCGAGAGACACCTGATTCACGCGCATCCACAAAGTCCATTAAAGCCGTCAGTCCCTTCCAGTCCTTTGCAGCCAAGACCATGGCTATGTCCACACCCTCACGATAGACAGGACGAACCGGACGACCTGCATCGCAGGTAATCCAGTACTCATTTGCAAGGCGGTTCCATGCAAGAGATACATCATACCGAAACACACTGGTGCGCCGTGCGGTCATCATCTTGACATGAAGATCCTCCGTATCACCGATGCAGAGCCCGACCAGATCTGAGTTGACATACACGCGGGTCCAGAACGGCATCCAACCCGACGGGTGAACATCTTCAATCGGACGAACAAGTTTCGTATCAAACAATGCCTTGCGCACAATTGAGGACGGAAATGCAGTGGACACCTTTGCAAGAATTGCCAGCGACTTGATGTGACCAATACTAGACCCGTCGGGCGAATCAGTGGGACACGTTAGACCAAACTGAGACGCATACAAGCGACGAGGAGGAGCGGTGTTCATGGAGGGTTCAATCTGCAAGGCTGTGCGACGAAGCTGAGACAGATAACCAACATAGGAAAGACGAGACAACTCCTGGGCAATTCCATCACGACCTCCCCATTGTCCCTTGAAGGACTTGACAAACTCGTTCATCATCCGATACTGCTTCCAATAGGCACCCACCGTCTCTCGCTCAATCAGACCTGTGAGCTTACGACCCTCGTATGCTTGCTTCTCATACTGAATTCGCGAGTCCATCTTCAAGAGCATCTCCTTCGCTACCTCGCGGTAGATACGACGGAACTCTTGGAACATCAGATCACCTGACGTGTTGAAACGCTTGAACTCAATATTGTCTCGGTCAGAGGGCGGAGTCCGCTCAAGCGACACATCAATCGCCATCTTCACCATCTGACCTAGAAGATACGCCTTGCGACGAAACAGGGTGCCGGGATTCTCAGATATGGCTACATGAGGAAACAAGAGTGAGTAGATATTCTCAATGACTTCGGACTTATATTTGCGCTTCGTGCTCTGCTCCAGAATCTCAAGATCTGTCCGATCGTTCAAGTGGCGCTTGTGGCTAAAGACAAGTTGAGAGAAAGTATCATCGTATGCAAGCCGGTCCTTATCCGGAACCCCTGCAAAAATGGTCTCGTAGATATCGCGATCCGATGTCAGACCCAGAGCAGCAAACACGCTAAGGATTGGAACAGGCTGTTGAAATCCAGGAAGCTGAATCACGCAGAGACGGCGATCACGACCAAAGTGAGGGCGTCCGCCACCCTTCTTGGGATCCTCCTCAAACTTGTTCTGCGAAGGCAGAATTAGGTAGTGTGAAGAAGGACCCTTGCTTCCATCCTCCGACATCGACTTAATACCCACGTAATACTCATTGGGCTCTTCAAATCCAAATCCCGTAGAAAGACCGGTTTCTTCTGTATCTTTGACGGTTGACTTTTTGCGGGTTCCCGCATACATCATATTGTTTCCAAGAAGCTCCTGAGTGAGAAGCACGCGCTCCTTACCGTCAATCACAAAGTATCCACCTAGCTCATACTTGCACTCTCCAACCTCGTATCCATCCATTGCCGTCAAGTAGCAGTTCTTGCTCCGAAGCATCAGTGGAATCTGACCAATCATAATGTTCTCAAATGTCTTTGTTTCCGGATTGCCCTCGGGGAACACAAACTCAAGTTCAATATCAGCTTTGAATGTCAGGGAGTAGCTCGTATTGTCCAGACGGCATGCATGAGGAACAATCGGTCCTCCGTGTTCGTCTACTGGAGCTTCAAATGAAATCTTGGATCCATCCTTTCCACCAATGTATACCCGGATGTATCGCTTATCTGACAGTTCAAGCTGATACGGATTTGAAACCTTGACAAGAGTCGGAATACTTGTTTCCAACAATGCGTTGAAGGATGCAAGATGATGATCAACAAGTGGAAAACTTGTGTCTCGGAATAAACTCCTCAGCACGTGTCGGGGTGCCTCCATTGTGTTTCAGGGCAGTAAGCATTTTCTCTGGAAAGACGAAGAAGGAGTATGTGGAGTGAAACTCGACGCCCTGAGTTTCTCAATCAAGTCGTTGGACATACAGAAGTCAAAGATCGGCTTTCTAAGTATTTGACCACGAAACCCTATACGTCGGTTCTCCTTCTTCACGGACCGCCTGGGATCGGAAAAACAACCATGGCACTTGCATCCGTTCGTTCAGCTGGAATGGAGCCGTTAGAAATTAACGCAAGCCAGTCCATGCGAAGCCACGAAGACGTATCCAACTTAATTAATTCATGCAGGTATACACGGACAATTTCATCCCTCATTCGAGGAGATCAAAAAACCATGTGTTTAATTTTAGATGAAGTGGATGGCTCCGATCCTCACGCACAGCGAAAGTTAACAGAGTGGATGACGGGTGATGAACGCCGGATTCCCGTCATCATGACTTGCAATGAGGTCCCAAGGATTGTTAAGAACAAGGACCAGGTAGAGTTGGTTAGATGTTTTCCACCAAAGCCCTCAGATCTGCAGGTTCTATTTCCAAGGGAAGATGTGACAGAACTTGCCAAACGATTCAAGCACGATGTTCGTCGGATTCTTCAGTATCTTCAGTATGGTCAATCGGATACCCTACCGACATCCACTCGCCCAATGGATTGCTCGCCCGAGGTGGCGTACTTATTGGGTCAGAAGATGTGGGTGCAGGATGATCCACTGATCGGATGTCATGGCGACACATCGGGCAAAACACACTCCGCGTGAACCACTCAGCAATGCAGTTGTTGTGAAACACGTGTCCACAGTGGGTGATACGAGTTCCCGACTCGATCAGTGAATCCTGACAGATGGAACAGTTCGTGTCCGTCGGGGGAACGGATGTTGTTGCGGTAGCCCTCGTAATCTGCGCAGCAGTCGGACGAACAACAATTGGATCATTCCACCCTGCAGGGACTGTGATTGGAATTGTAAAGGTTGCGGTGCTGTTATTTGAACTCATATAGATTCGCAGGAGCGCGAGTGTTGTAGCTGTGTTCCTCTGGTGAAATGCAACCAGACTCTCTCGATCGGACGATAAAAAACGTAGTGCTTGTAGGAATGCTCGCTCCGTCTCAAGCATCGAATTCAAGACGTCTAGGACGTCTATTTCGCTCATTGAAGTCTTTACGACGTGAATACGTAAGCCTCTTACTTGCGGACGAACATATCCATCGGTCCCCTGACTGCTGCCTTGACCATCTTGTTCAGGATCGGTGATCCCAAGAACATCATCGCATCCAACTGATCCTCCTTCTTCTTCAGTGTGGCCAGCGTAGCCTCCTCCTCGTCCTTGAGCTTCTCCATGAATCGCTCATACATTGCCTTGTAGGATTCCTTGCTTGGAGACTTGTATCCCTCCAACTTCTCAATGCAAAGCGCGAAGAGCTGAGCGACCGGATTCTGGATCTGGTTCGTGATGTAGAAGTTCACATCAGGCTTCAGCTTGTTTGCCCGCACAAAGTCCACGTGCTCAATCCGATCACCCTGCTTTGTCTTCTGCTTGTTCTCGTCCACATAGACGAACTGCACTCGGTCGCCCACCTTCGGAGCCGTGCCTGGATCACGGGCCTCCATACGGTTTGCCAAGACACGGTGGGCCGGTAGAGTAGCCTTACCCTTGTAGTCCTCCTCCATCGCAGCGTAGTCATCTCGTAACGACTTGCTCAGAATGAACTTTTCAAGAGGCAACTTATTCTCCAAAATCTTGATGAGCATATCCTTCACGAACTGCTGAGCCTTCTTGATGTCCCGCTCCAGCAGGAGGACATCCAGAGCTCCACCAAAGACATCCTTCACAATCGGTGCATTGTCTCGGCGCTTCAGGACAACACCCATGGACATTCGCTTTGCTTTCGCGGGATTCGGATCCTCCTCATACTTCATGCCAACATACCGCTTGCGACAGAAGAGGATGAAGGGATAGAAGGTCTTCTCGTAGGCGATCTTGTAGGGCTTTCGCATCTGCCTTGAGATGCTGACTCCACAGTCGATCCCCATTCGTATTGACTCGGCGACGTCCTTGGTAGGGAACTTGACGAAGATGGAGTCTGTGTCTCCATATACAACGTCGCCTCCAAATTCACTTTCGGCGACCCTTCGGGCGAACTGGAGAGCTCGGCGCCCAGCAGCGGTTGTGCAAGCGGCGACGAACATGTTGCGGATGGGAGAGGTCCGAGCCCCTGCCTGTCCATAAATGGAGTTTGCGACCACCTTGTAAGCAAGCTGAGCACCATTAAACACAGATCGCTGAGCTTCGTCATATTGTAAATCCTCCATCTTCTGTTTGAACTCCTTTCGCTTCTTCAACATGATCTCAAGGGTCTTCGGCAAGACACCCACCGTCATTGGGTTGTCATTCGGTTGAACGAACACGCAGACGGTCTTGCCACCGGTCTCCTTGTTATCGTAGTCAATCTCCTCAAAGACATATCCCTTCTCCTCCAACTCAGCGATCCATGCCTTGATCTCCACCATCTTCTCCTTCGGCGGATACACTAGAAACCCCTCACTCGTGTATTCCTTGGTATACACGATCGTGTCAGGTGACAGATTGTAGGCGATCATGTTCGTCGGATAGAGCGAGTTGAAATCCAGAACCGACACGGGCTGGTCCAGATACATGCCGATCTTCGGCGGAAGCACGATCGCACCCTCGTAGGCGATTCCGTCTCCAGGAATGGACTCCTGTGTCCGGATGATCTGATCACGCTGAGATGCGTAATACACGACTGCCGAGAAGATCTTAATGCCCTGACCACGAGTCAAGACGAACTGCATGGGAACCTTACACACATCTGCCATTCCACGCGCATTGACAATCGTATCTAGCTTGCCCATCAAGGTAGCCACAAGATCGCAATCCTGAATACAGTAGCGAGCCACACGAGCCCGCCCCTCGGGACCACCAGTTCGGTGGAGCTCAAACATCTCCTGCGGAGACACATCATCCTTGGAGAAGGACCACTCCATGTGCTTCATCTCCTCAGCTGTAAAGTCCGTAAACAAGATCTCATCGCACTTGATCTTGAATCCACCCTTCTCCACATCATAGACCTCAAACTTCTCACCGTCGTAGACAGGATCGTTCGTGTTGCCGACTAGCTCAAATCGCACGTAGTTTCCATTACGAAGACCGCGGGTGCTCTTGGTCGTGATGTGGTTATCGGAATACTTGACAACCTTGTCGCGCAGAAACGTGAAGGCCACATTATCCAGCTTGAAGTTATCCAAGTTATGCTCCCGACGCATGTTTAGAAGCAGATCAATCCCAAGCCGACCGCGGATCGTCATATAGCGAAGATCAAACTTACCCGCTGCCAGCTCAGTCTTCTTTGTCTCAAACTTCTTGTCGCCCCACTGATCTGTCTTCTTGCGAGCTAGCTCAAACTGATCCTCCAGTCCAAGAGCCTTCAAGCGCCCCTCAATATAGGCGTCATCAAAACCAAAGATGTTGTAGCCACACAGAATATCGGGATTACGAATCCGAATCTCCTCGGCAAACTGGAGGAGCATCTCTGCCTCCGTCTCGCAGGATACGAACTCAACCGTCTCGTCCCCCGAGTCAGCACACTCGCCAAGAACAAACACCGTCCGTGCCGTTGGCGTGATCATATCCGTTGATCTCCGATAGGAGACACCGATCTGAATGATCGGATCCTTTGAAGCAACTGGAAACTGATTCGAGTCGCCTGCGGGGCACATCTCCAAATCGTAAGATGCCACGAGGAGTGGAATGTTTGCATCGCACGCCTCCACATCCTTGTAGTTGGACGTGTAGAAGGCATCCACAAAGTACGTGTCCTCTCCCTCGCTGTCAGTTGGAATGTCAATCTCAGTTGCCTTAGCAAACTTTAGAGGCGACGCCGGACCCAGGTGCTTCTCATGGAAGAAGCGCAGGAACGGAGGCAGGTTGCTCTCATATTGCACACCCTTGACCACCTGCTTGGCTGCCTTGAAGGTAGCCAGCGTCTCACATTCCACTGTCCACACATCTGCATACTTAATGTCGTTGAATCCACCCATCGTGTCATACTTCTTGATCTGTCGAATGACAGGAGGGATATTCTCGTTGAAGTTCTTGCTCAGCTTGAAGGCATATTCCTCTTGACCCTTCTTGGGTCCAAACTTCTGAATCCACTTCTTATTGGAGGCTTCGTAAATGAGGCTCGTATCAGGCTTCTCAGATGCGTAGAAATATGGCTTGAAGCCAGTCAGTCGGACGCACACAACTGTCTTATCTTCACATCGTCCGAAGACGTCAATTACATAAGCCCCATTTACGTCGTGTTCATGCCAGTCGATAGGTTGGAGAATCATTTCAGGCTACTTGTATTCTATCTAGGAGGTTCCAAGTCCATTTTTTCTGTATGTCAAGGTAAGAGATGTTCTCAACGAATCCAGTTGAATGGTATAACGCGCCTACACGCATTCGGTCGGACCAGTATGATATCGCAGCGAAGCAGATTGGAAATACAGACACGCTCACCCGCCAGACAACGGGAATGGAGTCGGCGTGCTCTGACAGCTTCAACCCTGCATCGGCAATGGCTGATCAGCCTGGATTTATCGCCAAGGGTGGCTTCGGTCAGCCGGGTGGTGGATGCGCCGTGGACACAAACACCGAGCTGAAGTGGGGTATTCCTGGAGCCTGGCGCCAAAAGGGCAAGCACGAACTCTGGGCGCGCCCCTTCTCGACAACACCTGATCTTGGAGGTGGAGATCCGACGGCAGTGAATGATGAATCAAATCTTATCCACTCTGCATCCATTCGCAATCGCAAGGAGGCGAGTTCAATCATGGATCAAGCGATCCCAAACTTTTACCAGCCTCTGATCGATATCAAGCAGTCCGAGTATTCCAATCCAAATAACTGGATCTACGACTGGACGCGCGGTGGAGATGCCACACGGTTAGTTCAGACAAAACGTGTTGATGTATCCTAATAATGAAGATTCTCTTTTTTGCAGGTCGTATGCCCGATTTGTGTGGGGCTTTTCTTCACGATATTGATCTTGGAATTGAACTTCAGAAGCGTGGTCATGATGTAGCATTTATGGCTCTTGAGATTCCTAAGGAAGGTGTGAACGGAGGAGTCTACCGTGGATTCCGATTTATGCACTACTCTGCGAATAGCACATATCTTGATTTAAGTGAAGTATGGATCTGCCCTCATTCCCCTGCACTACCAGAGGTTCGCAGGCTTAATACACGTGGCTACAATCGTCCAATCATTGCCACATGTCACTTTGACGGAAACTATCAGGCGATTACACGAAATAATCCTGGTCGAAATATTCGATGGTCGGAGATGCTGATGTTTGTCAATACAATTATGGAAGCAAACTATCGTAAAAACATTGTCCCGTGGCCACCAAACGTTGCCAATACAGCTACAGTTCGGCCTATTCTTCACGAAAACAAGATTGCAATTACCGATGCGTTTCAAGGTGAGTACATAACTCTTGTCAACGCAAACCAGAATAAGGGTGTCACTCAATTTGTAGCAATTGCAGATGCAATGCCAGAGCGTAAGTTTTTAGCTGTCACTGCATACTATGGAGGATTTGCAGACCAACATACCCCTCCGCCCAGACCCGTTCATAATAATATTAGGTGGGTTCCATTTGAAGAGGATATCCGGACGATTCTCAAACAAACTCGGATTCTGTTGATGCCGAGTTACTATGAGAGCTTTGGACGTATTGGAGTTGAAGCAATGTATAATGGCATTCCGGTTCTTTACTCCCGTCCCGACCCTAAACCAAAGACACCGGGTGGTAGCTCAGAAGGACTCCATGCATGGATCTCTCCCGTTGGAATTGCCTGTGATCGCGATGCAATTAACGAATGGGTTAATACTATCAAATCGTTAGATGATGAAACCGCGTATTCAACAAAATCAGAAGACTCTAAACTTCACGTCAAGAATATGGATCTCTTCTCTGAACCAGCTCGAATTGCTGATATAGTTGAATCTTTCACACGTGAGCACCCCGTTCAGATTCGGATTTCACAGGGTTCATCTCAGATGCAGTCTGCCCTTCCTTCCCTGCGGGGCAACATGTCTGCGGCACAGATTCCAGAGGGGGCTGGTCTAGGGCTTTCGAATGGGCGACTGAGAATACGGCGTTAACCTTATCTTGAAGCCAGCGCCCTCGAGCACATAGTTCAGTTTGTTCTTTATCCATTCCAGTATCAACCGTTGGTTTCGCCGGAATATACTTAGCTCCCGAAGTAACTGGATTTGCAGGTATCAGTGCTTCAATTGCATCCAGAACTGTTTCATGAGCTACGAGCGCCTTCTCAGCTTCCTCTCGTGTGCACCCAGTCATCTGTTGGACCATCGTAACGTCATCCATCTTTTTCTTGTTTAGTTGTAATACCTGAAGATGCGTTTTATTGAAGACCTCTGCTCACCTGCCCTGTTGTATGCCATCTTTCTTGCCATTCAACTAGGTTTTGACGCCTCCCTTGGACTCTGGGCTACATTTGTGATCAAGCTGATCCTGGGCATTGCGGTTGTTGTCGTGCTCGACGTGTTCTGTGGTGTCGGTCTCGGAGTTGTGTCGTGGTTCCTGGTTGCAGCTCCGTTCATCATTACATCCCTTGCCACAGCAATCGCAATGGGCACTGACTTCGACACAATCGTGCTTGCACAGGTAAAGAAGGAGGGATTTGTGTCCAAGAAGGACAAAATGGAATTGATCCCGGCAGATTCAAATGAGATACAGTAAAAATGAGTCTCTTCTGTGCAATTCGCATCTACAACGGCATCTGCAAGTTAATTGATTGGGTCTTTCCCGCCGAGAAGAACAATAATGTTTCATACTACATTCTCTCCGATGAGTATGATCAGGATGAGGTTGATGACATGAAGCGTGTTCCGGAGGATGCGATCCTTATTGAGGAGTGGGAGAAGGAGGGCGTGAAGAAGTGCAATCTCTTCTATGAGGGTGAGGAGATTGTGCGCAATCGGTTCAATCCATTTGCAGCCGAGCCATATGTCCCCTGGATCTGGATTGGAGATAAGAATACCGAGGTGGATCTCACGACTGCCATGCAGAAGTATATGGTGGCTGGAAACGTGATCGCACTGGACCTTATCCTCCATCTCATTCAGGTTCACCATGATACAGAGATCGTCTACATTGACGCTCGGACGCTTGAGGAGGTAAAGTTTCCAGCAAAGGGAGTAAGTATTCATGCAGCTACCAAGTGAACCATTCAAAGTAGCTGAACGGTATATTCAACTTCGTAAAACGTGTGCTCCAAACTCCTGGGCCGACACAATCGCTCTCATTAGTGACATGATCATCATGCCAATCATAATCTTATTTTTACTTTTTCTTCATGTAGCCGATCCAATGACAATTGCAACAACCTTTCTTAAAACATACCAGGTCTGGAGAGACTATACTGAATACATTGATCTTCGATTCCAAGTTCAGTCTATGTTTGTTCATTGCCAGGCCGTCGGTGGGCCCTTTATTACAACGAATAATCCACTCTATATGGCATATGTCTTTGCGGATGCAGTTCAGCGCACAAATCTATCTACCAAATAATGCACGCGTGGAACGAACTGTTTGACGGAGTGTACTGTATTAACCTACCTACTCGGCCCGAGCGTCGCATAACGATGCAGCGCCGATTTGATGATGCTGGAATTAACGTAGAATTTGTAAATGGACTTCCTGCCGTGTTTATGAAGCGGTATTGGGAGCTCAAGAACAAACATGATGGGGCCGATATCCAAAATCATTATCACATCGCATGCGCACTTGCTCATTGCTCTGTGTATGCACTTGCCCTAGCACGGGGTCAGAAGAAGATTCTTGTGCTTGAAGATGATGCTAGAATTCACATCAACAGTGATGAAAATACCCGCACCTTTATGAAGAACGTTCCTGAATGGGATCTTTTATATTTTGGATATATTCCTATTTCAGAGGATATGTCTTTTTGGAGTTATGATCTTATTGATATGAAGGATGGGATATGTAAAGCAACTAATTTATGGTTATGCTTGGCATATGCAGTTAACGAAAAAATGATGAAGCATATGGTCGAAGTTTATGGAGCAGGGATGCCCATGGCGATTGATAATTACTATGTTCGTGTAATTCAGAAATCAGACGAGTTCAAGTCCTATGCGGTGTCTCCTCAGATTGTGTCTACAGAGGATGGTAAATCAGACACCGATGGTAATACACAGAATGGTATGAAATCATTTGATTCCCGGTATGCAAAGTATGAAGACTATCGGGCTTAGCGAGTTCCCGTGGGGATCGCAAAGTCACCACCCGGAGGCAGGTTGGAGGGATAGCCGGTCTGGTTTGCAAGACCACGCGCTCCATCACCCGTGAATCCATATCCAACGTTCGCTACCGAACCACCACCACGCGTCAAGCGACGGCGGGTGCGACGACCAGCCTTCTTGCCCTTACGCGACTTGCGACGACGGCCACCGGTCGGCTTGTATGCAGCACCATCCGGCACCGAGGTCATGTTAGGGACATATTCGAGAGAACCAACCGAGATCGGCTGTCCAACACCATACCCGTTGCCACCGCGCATCTTACGCGAACGACGGCGACGGCCACCAATTAAAGAAGATCCACAAGTAGACATTTACTCTGTGGCGGGAAGATGTTCTACGAACACCCCAATACTTCCTGGAAAACCATCATACTGCTCATAACCCCGGATATGGCATCCAACAGGTGCATCGTCAATGGTACTCAGTGCTACCAAATCGGGCTGATGAAACAGATCAAGCAGGTTGGCAATCCGCTCCTGGCGTTGTGAAAAACTTAACACGTCATGAACACGACTTCCATTCAAGACCACGAGATCATATACCACATAGCTCTTGGGCGCCAATCGAACGACTCGAAAAATGGTGTCACAACAGAGCCTCTCATCCATGACCAGAGCCAGTCGCTCAGTCCGGTCTCCTTTCGCATCAGTGAAACATGCGTGGGCATTTCCTTCTTTATCGTGGGTCAAAAAAATCCACCCCGGAGTTCCGCTAATTTGAGGCACCTGACATGGGTCCGAGATTGGGTTGCCCTTCCTTACCAGCGGAGACAGCCGATAAGAGACTTTCATACGTTGGAACATTAGCAGACTGTGTCTTAACTTCTTGGGGCGGTTCGCTGAAAGTCGGTGCCGAAGGGCGCGCCGGACCTGGGTCACGTGTGTCCACAGGTGGTGGAAGCTTCGTGGTCACTAGAGGAATGTCCGGAGCCTGAGGAGGAGCCGGTACTTCGACTACCGGAGGGGCAGGAGCCACAACAACGGGAGGCTGGGGGCGAACAGGGCGTGGCGGATACATTGTTTTCACAACATGAAAGACAGCAACATGAATGAGTGCTAGAAGGAGAACGGTAGATGCTCCAACGGAGAGGATGTTCCAGACGTCCATTTACATAGTCCAGACCTTTTCTAAGCATACAACAAACCGCAATGTCTGATACCGCTACCGTCCCCGAAGTAAAGACTGAAGAGGTCAAAGTTGAGGCCGTTGAGACCAAGGTCGCCGAGGTTGTGTCTGCCGCTGTCTCTGCGGGTGTCCCTGAGGCAATGAAGGCTGATGTTGAGAAGATCGTTAAGGATGTGCTGAAGGCAGCCATCAAGGAGCTTCTGGATGAGCTCAAGAAGTCACCCCTTGGAAAGCTGGACAAGGATGGAGATGGTGTCATCTCTGTCTCCGAGGTTAAGGAGGTCGTTACCGAGCAGGCTCAGAAGTTGGGGTGCGCTCCGGCTTGCACGATCTCCTGAAAGAACCACGTAACATCCCCAACAGTCTCCTTCCATATCCGAGGCGATGCAGAATACAATGTAAGAGTCACGGGCTCAGTATGATACACCCTTGAAAGAACCTCAACCACATGCGGACGACTAAAAAAAGAGAAGGATTCATCAGATTCAACCTGAATCACCTCAAGTGTTTTCTCAAACTCATTATACCTCCCAAATCCGGTATAGAGATACCTGGTTTCGTATGTAGTTCCCTTCTGACTTGAGTATGGTGTTGGCACTTTGTTTGTGATAAAGAGCTTCATTACTTAAGAACAACCGTGTTTGCGAAAATGATTGGGAGGAGATCCTCATCATTAACCGTAGCCGACTGCATGTATCCGACCACCTCCGTCAGCTGAGTATGAATCGTGTTCCACTTTGCAGGATCGTTCAGATACTTGGTTGTGCGAGTGCGAGTATCGGGGAAGACCTCAAACAGCTCAGCCTCCTTTGCTCCAGATAACTCCATATAGACTCGCATCTGAATCTCATCGTAGAGAGGCACCTGTGGCCACCAGCGAGTGCGTGCCTTGGAATCTACAATGCGCTGATGCTCCTCTACGTATCCATCCGTGCGACCAATCAGTCGCCACCCGTCATACAACTTCTTAAATGTCACTGTATTCCTATCCTTGACCTGAACCTTGTTCTCATCTTCGTAGGTGTTGAGAATGCCATTCTCATTGTTAAGACCCCGCCTCTTCTGAACGGCACCACGAACCTCCTTTGCTACGAGCTCCTGAACAGCCTCCGGTAGCTCAGAGTGGCGAAGGTCAATAATCATTCCTGCCTTCTTCTCCACGTCTTCAAGAATGCCGGAGATATCTGTCTTACCTTCACACGCCCGGATCCCATTCGCAACGAGATCCTTGACTGCCTGTGTATAGAGAATATCGTTCTTCACCTTGGAAAGTGCCTTACGATTCTCATCCGACTCAATCTTTGCCATGCGAATCTTAGTCGGAAGATGCTTTGAGAGGAGATCATACATCACCTCATTTGGCTGTTGGTAGGGATTGAGTCCAATGAGTGCAGCGACCTTGGAAGCAGAGATTTCGGGATTGAAGTTTGCCATTGTAACGAGTGTTGTTCTCTATTTACAGAAGATTGGATCCATTTTAGACATGGAGAATAGAGTGTTTAGATTTTATGAGCTACATCAAAATAAATGGTTTCATATCATGAACTGGTCACTTGAGATCATAAAAACAGAAGATAAACGTCAACGATACATGATAATGAAATACGGCTCTGATTTTTTCTATTAAGCGAAGCTCTTCTGCATTCGCACAATTGCGTCAATCCATCCAGGCATTCCTTGAAGAACATTTGAAACTGCAAGTGTGTTTCCTGATACCGGCGTTGCATCAAATGTAGTGCCCTCACAGACGATCACAATCGCTGCAATCAAAAGATGTTGCTTTGATTTGGCTTCTGAAGGACTCCATCGCAAACAGTACATCTTATAGAGGATGTCAATAACTGGGCGCGCATGTGCTTGGGTCTGCTTTCGGACAACGTCCCAAAAGATCCAGACGGGATGAGCTCCATGGGGTTCTGAAACAAATTCATCGAATCGGTTTGCAAAGATAAGTGCCTGCTTGGCTTGCTTCTTGTGCTCTCGGCAGTATGCGAAGACCCAAGACATCCAATACAAAGCCCGGGTGACATCGCGGACATCCGATCGTAGGGAGTAAGCAAATTCATTGATCGGCACTGCAACCGGTAAAGGGTCGGCAGGACGGATCGCGATTTGACCAAACAGCCTAGAAGGGGCCTTGAGATGTTCTTGAATGGTCTGAGGGTCAAAATCATGCAAGGGCTTGATTGTTGGAAGAGATGGCAATTTATTTTTGCGACACGTGGCGAGAGTGGCTGCCACCTCACAGACGATCTGCCGAACATCAGGATTGTTGCGAATAAATGTCATAGTTCCCACTGTAAAGACCTGTTCAATTGGAGCATATCGCTCGTAGGCAGATGCCAGGTATACAAAGACACTGGGATTTGCGCGGTTGATGTGAAGTGCAGCCGCATCAAAGAGAGTAGCCCATAAACTATGAACGAGACCTGAACACAGAAGTTCAAGTGTCCAGTAGCATGCATAATCTGCATGACCGAGTTGCACGTTTTGAAGGAGAACCTTCACGACGTGTGACCTTGGATGACCACAGAATGTTGTTTTTTGAAAATCAGCGACAGTACGCGGGTCGGAAACCTCCATTACCTTTGCACTGGGGGAGAAGCAGGTGTGCTAAACGCAGATCGCCGGCGGATGATGTATCGAACAATAAATACAATTGCAATAAGTGTTGTAAGTGCAATCAACCAATTGAGAAGCGAGTTCACCCATGATCCAGCTTGACGTGCTGTTACAATCTGCTTCTTTTTATCCATGTTGATTTGGTTTCGGACGTTTTTAATCTGCTTCTCAAATGCAGAGACTGAATATTGGAGATCATCTTCCACCGACAACACCTTGTCCTTGACGCCATTCACAATATCAATGGTCGACTGTTGCTGTCCAATTTGACTATCCAGATCATTGCGCTTTGCAATGAGGGTATTCACGACCGGCTGTGCTTCAACATTCGCAATACGTTGTCTTTCCTCGTCAATCCATTTGTCTCCCTTAACAAGTGTGTAATAGGCAACCCTCGCTCTATCGTATGCATCGGGTGACTGATCGCGCGCATTCTCAGCCATTTGAAGCTTGTCATATGCTGTCTTCACTTTGAATGCCTTGTCTATATTTGCATCTGTTACCGCAAGGTCGCGTGCGAATCTTTCAAGCTCTGTCTTATAGACATCTTTATTTGGAAGTGTTGTATAGCTAGCGGGCTGACCTATGTATGCAGGGACCGTGTTCAATTGAACAGTAATTGTCGGGTCACCGATATACGAACATGAAAGCATTGCACCGTTCGAACTTAGCTTATAGTTCTTCTGTTCCGGGCACTTGATCATACACGCCATGCCAGATCCAGGTGCCATGATAAACTCAGTTGGACAGGTAAACGACGGCAGTGCAACAGGCTGTGTTCCTGGTGGAGATCCCGGAGGAGGTGGAGCTGATGGTATGTTTCCCATTATCTAGTGCTTAGATAGATTCCAGTTGACGTTCCTACACAGAGAATGAGAAAGGCAAGTCCCGAAGCATACTGGGCTGGAATAAGAAGAAATGCAATCAACGCAAGAAGGATTGTGAACAGGGCGGTTTGAATTACGGCCATACTGGGTTGGTTCAGTATCTTTTCACGTTCTTGTTTGATCGGATTAGGCTGAACTGGAGGACGAGGAAGTCTCATTCGGTCCGATGCCTGTTTGATTTTCTTACCTGCGTCCGACACTGCACTGAATCCCGCATATTCGGATTTGATTCGCTCATATTCTCGGGTAGCCATTACTGCATTTTCCTGGAAAGGGGCAGTTGATGAAATGTTCTTCAATGCTTCGGCTATACGTCTACGCTCTTCAGCATACATTGGTTGTTCCCTCTTGTCTGGACCTGGCATCGGGAGGTTCTGAAGACGAAAGCTCTTTGAATTGTCTGTGAACAGAACACATTTATCGATAACAGGTGGACCCTGCTCTTGTGCATATTTAAATCCCGCTGGACACTTCATCCTACATGTCATAAATCCTTGGTCAAAATCTGGTGGACACGTTGACGGACCTGCTCCCATTGTTTAACGGTTGGGAATATAAGACTTGAATGCGCCGAGAATCGGCATGATTGTCTTCGCATCGCGATTCGCCTGCATATCCCGCCATCCAAGAAGGTTAGGACGCGCAGATTGTCCCTGAGACTGATACGGCGCAATCGTAGCGGCCATGCGGATAAAACGAGTGTGTTCAGATGCATCGCCAACCATTGCACGGCGCACAGGGGGATTTACCTGACCATAGGGAGAAGTAGGCATTTTGTTTTAGGGACGAGAAGATAATGGACGAGTTCTCAAACCTACTGCGAATCTACAAAGATAACTACTCTGCCTATAGGGTTTCGGGCAACATAGCCAACAAAACCGCATATGAATCGGCACTCTCAATGATTAACAAAAAACTCGAATCTTCGCAGAGACGGCTTGCCGACGATGGAGCGTACATTCAAACCTTCTTGGACAGATATTCGGATGTCAACCCAAGGATTGATGAACTTCAAAAGAAATCTCAGAATATTCAGAAAATAGGACCTGCGCTTCAGAATGAGTTTGAAGTTTCAAAGCGCCTCAATGCGGCGCCCCAGGTTCAGCCGATTAATGAGTCTTACCTGTATGTGAAGGGAGCGATTGTTATCGGACTACTCGTAATTGTTGGAATCGTAGGAGCCTTATAACCTCCTTTCCACATAAGAACAAAAAAGAAGACCACGGAGACAACTGCAAGACCGATTGCATACCAGAAAAATACAGCGTTAAATTTCACTTCTTGGTGTCCGCGCAACGCCTTAAGAGTAGCAACCTGGTCGCGTTCATCGACTAGATTATTATAATCTTTTTGCACACTCACAAGCTTCCTGACAAGCTCATCACGATGACGTTCGATATGCCCGGCGTCTTCCTTGACCTTTGCAAGTTCGACTAACATCGCGTCAAGGAGCGCTGATAACTCCTTGTTCAGCTTTTTGATTTGATCTATATTTGGATTGTTTGAGGCAATCAGCGCATCGTATTCCTTGCGCTTTACTACGTAGCTCCGTTCCAGGACATTCATTACTACTCGGCAGCATTTACATCTTCAACGCAGTGCCGATAATACAAACTGCGTCCCGCAGTGTCTGAATGGCGAGTCACCTCAATGATATCACCCGGGATCGCCCCGATCCACTTCACCATCGTATCCTGTGAATCAATCGCCGGCAAGGGCTCCGGGGATGAAATCTTATACAACTCAAAGATCTTCGTCTTCTCCTCTTCCGACAGAATACGATGAGGCATGGCCATCCGGTGATTCGTGATATCGAACTGAAGTTGCCAGATATGGAAGAAGGTCAGTCGCTTCTTTGCATGGGACTTCGCAAGACGCAGAACGTTCTCTGAGGGAGCCGACATGGCTACGATAATTACACCCGTCGTATGTCCATTCTCCTCTGCAAATGCAAGGATATTGGTGATGTCGCCTGCCAGGACCTTATCCTTCTGACTGAAGCAGACAAGAATTGTTCCAATTGTATACAGAGTCACCTTCTCCATCTTCTTGGCATCGGTTGTAACTCTCTCTGTAGCTGTGTCAAGCTTGCGACGCCCAAGCATAATACGAAGAGTAGAGAGTGCAGTTTCCTCCATTGTGTCTCCTCTTCCTTACTGGTTATGTCATTCGTTTTTTTCGGGCAGATGAACAATGAAGCAGTGGCTCTGGTTTTTAGTTGCTATTGTGGCCCTTGCATTTGTCATGAAGATCCTCCCGGGAATGGAAAAGTTTTATGGCGGATCGCCTGAGTCCAAGTTCACGGACACGAGTCAACAGAAGCGCGCAATGGCACTTGAAGATTCGTCGTATTCGCAAAGGACCAATCACTTTGTCCAGAGCAATGACGTAGGTGAAGCGCCTGGCATGACAACGCCGTGGCAGGTAAACCGGTGGAGTTCAAAGCTTTAACAGCCGTAGTGAGAAGAACTAATGAAAGCAAAAATTCCAAGGGCTCTTCGTGAACAAGTGTGGCTTGTTCACGTAGGTCCTAAGTTTCAATGCAAATGCAAGGTCTCGTGGTGTACGAATACCATGAATGTGTTTGATTTTCAATGTGGGCATAACATCCCAGAATCTAAGGGTGGAAAAACAGACGTGGAAAATCTCATTCCAATTTGCTCCCGTTGTAATCTGAGCATGGGGTGTCAGTTCACAATCGATGAATGGAATAAAAAGTTTGCCGCACCTCGCGGTTCATGGTGGACATGGATTAAATATCAATGCTCAAGGTCTTAGACGGAAGTGGAGCCGGTCGCGTTCCCTCAGCCCGATGGCGCTCAACATCATTCCAGAACGCACGGAGGTCGGGGAAGTGATCCGTTAGCCACTTGGGATCCTTAGGAACAAAGTCCTTCTTAATATCGGTCAAGACCCAATAGATGTATTGATGATCCTCTGTGAGAGAAGACTGCCAGTCGTGAAGATCGACTTTATCTGGCTTGTAGTTCACCTTTCCAGCCTCATCCACTGCAAACACTCCCTTTGTTTCGGTAGCCGAATCCCACTGTGTAAAATTCACCTGCTTGAACCGGAACTCAACATACTCACACTCATCAATCCCCGTGCACTCCATTTGCATTTGCATTTGGTGCACGTAATAACTTGGGATCTCATCCTTGCGAGCACGGCTCATTGGGCACTTGAATTCAACCAGGCGCCCGTAACGATATGGGTCGGCATCGGCATACTTGGGAATAATCAGACCATCCGGAGATGCACCTAAGAATGAATGAACAGGATGCTGACAACAGCCAACATCAATGATCTCACAGTGTGTCGTGTCCTCATAGATCTTCTTTGCAATCGGCTCAAATCGTGTTCCCCAAATTAGCGCAGGGATTGGATTAGATCCATCGGACCTTGTGGGTGGATCAAGCTTCTTCTCTAGAAGTTCAAGGCGAGATGCGGGGGTCTGCCACACCTTGGACACTTCCGAAGCAGTAATCATCTTGCCACGAGTATTCAGCCATGCATCTGTTCGCTGATCATTCTTGCCATAGAGACGAACGGTCCGCTCAAAGGCCCGATCACGCATCCACAGGCGACCCAGATCGCCCATCATCAACCTCTGAAGTGCATGCATAACCTCCCTCCTCAGGAGGCGGTAGGAGAGTCCCGGGGCTAAGCACTTGCAAAAGATTATGAACCGACGAAGGCGGGTGTTCAGACATGTGTACGGACGATCCTCCAGTAGATATGAGGACAACACCTCCTCCATTAGGATTCTCTGTCTTGCTCTCCGAAAGTTCGTTTTGACGGCGATTCAAACGCAGTTCAAACTCTCCCGCACCCATGGTTCCAAGTTCATGTGTGCGATTGAACATCTCTTCATACAGCTTCTTAAACTCTGCATCAATCTCATCCATCCGGTCAAGTGGGCACCCGACGTCCTCCACGGTCCACTCAACCTCGCCCGACTTGAAGATAGGATCAGGCATCTTGGGTTGATCACGAAGCATCTCCAGGAATGTATTGTATTCTTTATCACCCTCAACCATCATAAAAAGACCTGGAGTCATTGCATCCATAACACCTCCTTCTTCGCGAAGACGACGAATCACCTCGCCGGTGCAGACAGCCATTCCAATTCCAGTTCCTCCATCACGTTCCTCATTATAGGTCGTCAAATCTCGATCAACGATAGGCTCGATTTCAGCCGGGAGAATAGTCGTAGGAGCATCAATCGCAGCCATTTGTCTTATCTTACCGACCCACTTTAAGCGAGAATACCGCACTAAGAATACAAAAATGGAGGTCATCCAGAATCGCGATCATTGGGTTCTTCACCGCCTGCAAGGTTTCTACTCAGTTCCCGAAAACTTCACAAAGGTCCAAACAATCCTTGCAGGTGATTCCCGCATCAGCCTGCGTCTTTTGGATTGGCTTGTGACCAACTACGCAAAGAAGCACAATGTCTCTTATCTTGCCACGGGCAATCGCCATGTGGTTGTCTATCTTGCCTACAAGTCTCACCTGAAGGCGTATAGCAAAAAGATGTTTGATCCCTTCTGCCGTTGGAAGCGCATCCAGTTCATGGGACTGGATACGACCGTTGGACAGCTCAACTTCTTTGAATGGGCAATCCAGGACGAGGTTCTCAAGTATCTGGAGGACAACTATGATGCAATCCACGCAGATATGGAGGCATGTTCCACAACCATTCAGCCCAAGACGGCTGAGGACGGCACTCGTAGGAAGAGGCACGAACTGAGCCGATCTGCAACAAAGGCTGTGCGTCATCACGACGTCAATGTTGTCGTATCGTTTAATTAATGCAGTCAATCCTTGACCCAACTGTTATATATCAAAACGTATCCAGGGACATTTGTGAACACGATGTAGATGTCGTATCCGATCTCTGGAACATGGATGATCGTGATGTCTATCGGGGTTCCCGCGATACACAGTACTCTCATGCAAATGTTTATTGGTTGTATTCTGAAGAACTGACACGTGTTGGACTCATTGAGCATTCTTTGATCAACCACGCTGACTTTCGGATTTTATGGTTTTACGAGAACCCGTTTGCTACCTTTCTTCAAGAGGATGGATGGACGCAGAACGAAAGCATATGGTCGGTTCTCTCACAGGCAGCAGTTGAACGATTTCATGCAGATGAATGGATTACGCCCGAACAAATCCTTCAAGCATGTCTTCACGGAGACTCGCGTATTGTCACCCTTGATACGGTGTTGAATCCACCCACTATTCATGGATGCTCGGGTTGTGGCACGCGGTCTTTCAAACGATTGGCATGTGAAAATATGACCGCAGAGTTGACCTTCCCAACTAAGGAAAAAATTGTTTTTATAGACGATGACTTGTTCGTCTGTGTTCCACCTAGTGGATCACGTATTTGGGAGTTGGTTGGATTTGCACCTACATCGCTGCACCCACGGGCCGACGGCGGGCCACCTTTGCTGGTGCAGGAGGCGCTGCAACCGGAGCGGGAGCCGGTGCTGGAG